AGGCAAGGCGAGGTATCACATAGCCGTCCATCGTCCAGCCGTGAGAGTCACGCCCAGTCACCTGAACGCGGCCATCAGGTCTACGGAACGCACCGTAGTTGCTCGGCAAATACTGCTGCACATCTTTCAGTGTCACATCTTTGTCAATGATTGCCGTGCGAGTAGGTGCAGGAGATGTGGCTATTACTTTGTCTAGCGCACGAGAGAATTGTTCAAGGTTTGTCATGGTATGGTTTAACTAAGTTAATGGGGTTAGCAGGGCATCATTAAGATGACGAGCAGGACGAGCGTGAAGAGCAGCCAGTCGATGGCCGCTTCACGTTTGAAGTTGGGTGATTTATTGGTCATGCCAGTAGCCAGAGGGTTACGATGTAGACTGGGATCAGCAGCAGCAGAGCCACTACTATTCCCGCAGCGGGACGATCCTGGCTCGGACTAGGCTCCAATTTGAAGACCAGTTCGCGAGCGAAATTTGCGGCTTCATCGTAGCTGGCAAACTGATGCCAACTTCCGACGCAGCTTCCTTCTGAAATCAGACCCGCACTAAACTTTCCGCTAGGGCTTTGCCATACCCGCGCTTCCAGGGATTCGTCCAGGTCATCGTGGATTGTGAGTAGAATTTTCATTTTCAATGCCGCAACCCCGCGCACCTTTCGATGAACGGGGTCGGGCGAAGTTGGAGTAGGTTTACAGTAGGGCGAGTGCCTTATCCTTTGCGATGTTCTTGACCTCAGCAGATGAGCCGAACAGGTTTGAAAACGCTCGTGCTTCCTGCTGATTAGCTGACTTAGTAGAGACGCGAACCGTGCGGCCATGATCAGCCCACTCGGTGACCGCGTTTAGTGCCGACCATGCTGTACCCTCAATGCCGTCAAGCCGTTGATTAGGTGACCACAGGCGTTGCTCCCAGTCAGCCAACACGTTGACAGCGCGTGACCGTTTGCGCTCCTCTGAAGCCGTCTGAGGGTTGGTAGGAATGGCGCCGCGAGCCGCTTGATAGACATCGACGAACAGTTGGTTGACCTGAGCAGATGTCAGGTGCTTCCTACTGAGAGCCGTAGCTTCAATCTGGAACTCGTAGGATGCCGCCTTGGAGGCGAACAGAGCTTCCTGAGCCGCACCTAAGCGTGTTTCCATGCTCTTAGTGTGACGTATGGAGATGCCTGATGCAGCCTTGGCACTTGGGCTTAGGGCATAGCCTAAGGTGTTAGCACACACAACGCGTATGGATGTACCCAGGACGCGCAGGGATGCCGAACCGTCGTGCGTGTTTCGCAGCAGGGTGTAAGTGTTGGTGACATCGTCACCGTTCCTACCTAGGGCGAATGAGTCATTTTGCAGCAGGAGAAACACATCCCTCCCGGCGCGTAGGCTTCCCGCTGTTTCCAACTTGACGTTCGCATCGTTCGCGAGGTTTTGCGCGAAATCAAATAACTGGTCGTTCTGAAACACGCGGTAGTCCTTGCCAACTGTTCCTAGGATCAGGCGGTCTCCGTCTGTCCGGCGCATAGCGTAGGCATCGGGTACGGTTTGGCCGTCCTCAGTCAACATGGGGAGTCGCTCGACTTGCCAATTCAGGCCGGACAATTCGAGGCCGTCGTGGACAGTAGGTGCGGTAGGTAGAACTGTTCCTAAGCCGTGCCATGCTGGTTTGGCTGCGAGAATCAGAGAATCGTGACGGGTTATTTCGTGAGACATTATGTTTCCTTGATTAATGGTAAGGGTGATTTGGTAGCTAAGGTGCTACCCTTCGTTGCCGTAAGGCCGTGACACCGAAGTGCCACAGCCTGTTGAAAGTTGGTGGAGGGTTACTGAGTGCCGCTCCATTCGTTGCGCGGGATGATTTCCAAATCCTCACCGCATGAGCCAACCAGCACATGAGTTTCATCCCAGCTCCAGATCTCCGAGGTATCGCTTGGCGCAACGCCGCCGAACGTCGGCAGGTCTGCCCAATCCTCAAACATGGAGTTGTTTTGGAATTCGTGATCGAGGTCTGGCAACTCTCGCGCCTCCGTGATCAGGTATTGAAGCAACTCCCCCAAACTTAAGATAGACTCCTTCTGCCAGCGCAAATCCTCAAGCTCGTTTTCGTTGTCGAGCTTCCTCTGCCCCTTCATGTAGCCCTCCCTCACGAGTGCCTCAACCTGCTCGTGTCCAAACTCCTCCGTGATGATTTTCACGGCAAGAGGAAAGTTGCTCCAGCAGTTCATATCATTCCAGAATCGGCTATCCTGCATATTCGGGTAGCCTCCGTTATTCGCCTGTGCGTCCTCGGCACAGTCCCTGATGATCTCCTCGGCAATTTCGATTTCGATGGCGGTGTGCATTTTTTTCTCCGTTGGTGGTTGGTGATTAGACAGCTAAGGTACTGTCTTCATTGCCCAAAGGCCGTGACTCATTACGAGCCACAGCCTAGGCGGTGTTAGACGCGGTGTTATACGCTGAATACCATTTTGCCTAGTTTAGTGGCAACGGGCTTTCCACCTTTCACGGTGAGCCACACGAGCGTAGATTTTCTATCGCGGAATCTGGCATCGCCAACGGAGTTATCGCCATCGGCAACGGTAATCGACGGTATGTCTCCGGAAAGACCGAGAACTTGCCGGATTAATAAGGCCACGTCTGGTTTGCTGGTGTTTACGATACCTGCGACCGAGTAACCATAGGCAAGGGCGCGAGCGGCGCCGGTTGGACTGTCTGCGCGTTCCGATGCGCTAAACGTAATATGGTAGTTTGGCAAGGATACGGCCTTGACCTTATCTAGCCGCTTGACAGACTTAGTGTAATCGTACCAACGTATTGCGGGAAAGGATTGTGGGAGATTCCATAGCAAAGCTAGGCCTATGTCACTAGTACCGTCAAGGCGGATAGCTGGCTCTAGGCTTAACTTTGCGGCCTTCTTTTCTAGCGCGCTGGCTTCCACGGCTATTAGATCCCGCATGAGATTAGGAGCAGCAGCATACAAGGCGGTCTTCCACCTTTGAGCATTTGAGGTACTGTCATGCCTCATTCTGCCGCTATGTTCGCCTAGGCAACCCGCCCGGCAACCGGGTGAGAACCAGGGGCATAGGTTTAGAGGTTTGCCACCCCTAAGTATGCCTCCACTATCGGCGGGAGCTAGATACATGATCGCAGTAAGGGTTCCCGCTATTTTCTCCCCTTTCTCTGTCTTTGTTGCCGAACCCAATAGCCGTATGTTCCCTACCATCGGCACGTTGATAGGGGGGCAGGTTATGCCGTTAACTACTTGCCCTGCGGCAAGTCTAGTTAAAACGGCGTGAACTTTACGTTGTAGTATCTTCTTCGTCATGCCCCTATCTTATCACATAAAGTTCAATAAAGCTACAAAAGCTTAAGTATCGGCGGAAATTGTTAAAACGGGGCGTTGTCGGTGGATTAGGTGGCTATGCCGCTGCCTATCCTGGTGGTAGTGACGGCAACGGATTATTAATCCACCGCGATGGTGGCAACGTAAGAACTTACGGTTCCAGGTGGCCGGATCGGTGGCAGGAAGGATAATTTCCACGCGCAGCGCACACTATAAAGGATAGTACAGACCCTCAGCTACGCTGAGAAGCAGGATGGGGCTACGGGGGCTTGGCTTGGTGCGCTATATATATTTACCTGCTTAAAAATTTGCGGTAAAAAGGGGCTAGCCATAAAGCGACTAACCCCCCACCTTAGTCAACCAAACAGGGAGGAGCCTGATTAACACCAGTACCAATGAAAACATGAATCAAAAGAAAAACACAGTCACTTAAGTTAACCTAAGTTAACCTAAGTTAATGATCTTATTATCCACCTCATAACCAACCTTATTTTTACTATAGTTACCTTAGTTTACTATAGTAGATTTTCTATTCCCTTCCTCTATATGACTATAAAATAATCATCTTCCATAACTCTTTTATTTATAAATAGTTAGATAATCACCCTAAATTGTTCGTCTTTACCCGCGTAGCGGACTAGCTGAACCTAGTTAAACTCTCATTCTAAGGCTCTCTAACGCCTCGCACGGTCAACCTAGGTCAAACAACAGGTTAACCATAGTAACGCCTACAGACCCCCTCTCTGTGGCTGTGACGGGATGTCAGCCTACTTTAACCCTTGGTACATCCAGCTATCAGTGACCGCCTTATAGGAATCTCCTTGGAATGCCTCCAATTCCTTCCTCAGGGCTTCATCTTTTCGTCGTTCCATCCCTTCATCAACGGTGATTCCTGTCTGTTCCACCCAGTATCCCACGGCCATTGCTAGGGCATCCAAGCGGTCATCCTGTCGTAGCGCACCTTTCACCCTTTGAATCCGTGTAGCTTGGTGCATCAGACGGTAGGCTTGGGCTTTCTCTGGTGGCAAGTGGGCTGTAGACTCGTAATCCCTGCGTATCATAGAGGCATCCATGATGAGCTTATGGTTTGACCATACAGGCTCCAGGGTATCCAGTATTCGGGCCTCTTTTGACTTGCTGTGCCAGACCTCATTGATGGTCACGGGGTATATCTCGCGGTAATGAGGTTTTAGAAGCTCTGTAAAGGCTCCTGCTCCCATGTTGGACTCTACGATGACCTCATTGACCTTATATTGCTTACTTTTCTTAGCGAGGCTTGTAAGTACCTCTGGAGCAAAGCCGCCATCAAAGCCTCCACAGTCCAATACATACAGTGTTCCTGACAGTATAGCCACAACAGCGTAGGCAGTCTCATCTCGACCACGACCAGAGGGGTCAACGGACATGACGATTCCGTCGTAGGGAACCCAACTCCCTTCTGTTGTCATGGGGCGGAACATACGGTCACCCGTCATGCCAACATTAGGAACATCCTTTAACTCTTTGTCAGGATCGTTGCACCAGATAGGTTTCTCTGGAGCTTTCTCGTTGTCTAGATCCATGACAATCAGATCGGCCATCCTCAGGGGATACCTATTGGCATCCGACAGGGTAGTGTCCAACTGAAACTGTAAGGCAAACCCAGTGCGACCATAGGATAACTGCCGTTCCATTAGGTCATCATTAGAGAAACGGATGGGGTCAGTAGATTCCCCCACTAACTCATTGTCTTTCTCTAACCTCTCCTCGATGTAAGGAGCCAATGTACCAGCATACTTCTCAACCTGTGCAGGAGAAGGATACAGAGAGGGCCAGATGCGCTTGGCGTAACCGCGTTCGGTTAACTCGTTGTACAGCGATGCCTCAATCTGTGGTGTACCTAGATAGATTGTTTCCCCACCGGGGATAACAACAGAGTCGAACTCCTTAACCAACTCGGATATTTTGTCGCGTTTAAGCTGGGTTTCACTATTGGCAGGAGTTTCGACATCATCTGCAATAATGATGTTAGCACGACTTCCAGTCATCTGACCCGTAATACCAACAGATTTTACAGACGGTGAATGTGCTGCTCTAGCGGGGCCAACATCGAAGGCTACATTAGATGTTCGTTGGTCATCTACTGGCTTCAGATGTTGTAACTCTGGCATCTCCCAAATGAGACGCTTGGTAAATACAGAGAATGCGTCAGAGCGTTCTTTGGATGCAGAGACAACTAGGATCTTGTCATCGGGTTCCAGTAGTAATCTCCAACACGCATAGGCACTCGTAGCGTAAGATTTCCCAACCCCACGGAAGGCACATATGATGCGCCGCTTCGGGCCGTGTTGCAGATACTCTGAGATATCGTACTGAACGGGGGTCGGCTCAGGTAACTCTAGGTGCTTCCAAACTAGCCAAAGAAAGTTCCTGAAATCTCTTAACTCTGGTGGTACTTTAGAAGGCATCTATTTTGCTTCACGGATGTCCTCGACTACGCGGAAGGGTACTTCGGCGGCGAGGTTGCGGAGTGGCTCAGATGCTTCTGGTGTACTGTTTATCCCGTTGTCTTTCAGGAGCCGAATAGCAGCTACAATATCTCCTGTGCTAGCCACATCAGAGACAATTCGGTTTGTTAGTTCCTTGCAGACTAATACATGGAGGTTAGTCAGTAATTTTTCGATGTTATCACTCATGGCTGATTCTTATTTGAAACAATCTATCAAACGACTCCAGTTTGGTTGCCCCCTCAACTACCCAGTAAGGGTAACTCGCCCAAAGAAAGCAGACGAGTATGGAAGTTGCGAGTTGCGCGGCAAGGAGGGGAAGGAGTTTTTCCTGATCCGCATCAGCGCACAACTTGACGAGACAGGTGCTATTGATACTTTGATACACGAGTGGTCACACGCATTGTGCTACGGGTTTGGGTTCACTGTGATAGATCATGGCCCGGAGTGGGGCGTTTGTTTTTCAAGAGCTTATTGCGTGGTTCACGATGAACGATAGATGTTAGAAACGCCAGTACCACCCCAAACCACAGCAACACCATACCAGATAAGGTGATAGCAGCGATGATCTTTATGTACCCTTTTTGTTTTTGTACCAGTTCTGTGCCATTTGGAAGGGAATGCTCGCTGCCGTGAACACGGATTGGATGAATGATGCTGCCGCTATACGCGCTTGTGGGAAGAACAGGATCGCTAGTAGCATCCACCAACGGAACTCTACCAGTAAACCCGTCGTTTCGTTCAGTAGTTCCCCCACGGCTGTCGTAGGGACGGGTTCTTTTGGGTCACTAGATCCCCCAAAGAGTCCCACATCGGGAAGCAAAGAGCATCCAACTAAAGCCAGAAATACAACTAAAGAGAGGTAACGCTTCATGTCGAGATGTAGGTAACAAGACAGCTAACCCCTGCTGCAATGATGCCACAAGCTCCCACTAAGAAAGATTTACTTGACTCTAACGCACGGAGTCGTTGGTCATGGATGGTTAAGTTCTCATGCATTACCTTTGAGGTAGCTATAAGAGCATCCACCTTTCCTTCCAGACGGCCTAAAGCAAGGAGTATTTCTCTATCTTCCATAATTTTTTGACTCTTGATTATGGGGTTAATAAATTATCAGTAGTAATTGAGGTTGTTACGGTGTCCAGGTTGATCTCAGTCGCGTTCTCAGCAGCCACAAAATCACAACCCACGACGCTAACATAGTTAGTGTAGTTTGTTGTGTACACCCCGTGGCGGTACGCGCCAAAACCCTGGCATCCTATAACCGTGAGGTTCGTGTTGCTTGATCCTGCTGCGCGAACGAAATCGTAGCTCTCTCCCGTTGCTGCTATCGTAGCCATGCAGTTTGCAATGGTAATGTTATTACCCGAACAGGTGATGAAATTAGCACTGTCAACTTGATGCGCTACATTACCCGTGACATTAACTGCGTTTGAGGCAGTTATGACAATAGGTTTTGAAGTTGTGTTAATGCAGTTGTCGGAAATTGTAACCTGCTGGGAGTTCTCAATTTCAATACCCCCTTCCGTACAGGCTTCAAGGTAGTTGCCACGGATGTTGACATTTTTACAGTTGGCTACGGCATCGGAAGTTACTCGGATACCACACCCATTTGTAGTATCACTAACTCCGTTGACCCTATTGCCCTCGATGATTACATCATTAGCTTTAATTGAGTAGATACCCGACAGCGTAGCATTGCTAATTGTATTGTTGGTAATAGTGGCCTCTGAAACAATAGCTTCAGTCGTGGTCAAAAGTGCAATACCATAGCTCCCCGCAGATTCAATTACATTACCAGAGATCACATAGTTGGAAATCCCGTTAGTGTCTGTTGTAAAGCCTTCGACGCGGATACCCTTCCCCGCTGCATTTTGGATCACGTTATTTGTTACAGAGATATGCTGCCCCCGTATCAAGAAACCTCCGACACAGTCAGGCCATGTGCCACCTCCACCGATGCTGACGTTTCTATCGAAAGACCAATAGAAACAAGGCTCATGGCAGTCGTAGTCACTGGTACTTAGGCCACAGTTTGTGGAGTGGTTGTTGTGAATAGAGATAAACCAAGTGGGCAGTATGCCTCCACCACTTACGCTATGACGGCAGTTCTCAAAAGTCGAATGAGAGCAAGAGCATCCCACCGATCCAATGAGGGCCGCAAAGCCATAGCCAGTATTCCCTAGAGATGAAGTTGACGTAGCGTTGCGGACAGTCAAACCTCTGGTATGAGATCCGTAACATGAAGTGAAGTTCACCCCAATGTTTTCGCAGCCATTAATCTCTACGTTCTCTATTAGACATCCAACGCCATAGGTTAAAATAATGCCCCCGTGACCAGCATCTGTTCCGCCACCAATAAAAGACCCACCATGCCACCTTACAGTTACAGGTGTAATCTTCTTAACCTTCGCGCTGTCGGCAGTATTCATTGCCGCGAACGCCTTACCCGTAGAGGAGAATACAAGTACACCGCTGTCTAGCGATTTCACCGTGGTAATCCACCCCATTTTATTCGTCCCGCTACTAACTCCTGATGAGTAGTACGCATCGGACTGAACTAAGAGATAATCACCAACAGATAAAGTGCTACGGTTTGCCTCACTGACGGTAAAAGCTGTTGTATCTTTGGCCGTATTCGCCGTCAAAGCAAGATCACTTCCCACTGAGCCTGAAACACGGAGGAGATACTTCTGGCCTAGTGAAGCCGAAGTAGCCATAGTCGAACCATTGATGACCACGCCAGAGTCGCAAACTACGTCAACTGAACTGGTGATTGTTAACTCCCCTGTGATTTTGTAGGTTCCTGTTGGGACATGGAGCTTTTTTTCTGCGTCTAATGCAGCCTGAAGAGCAGTGGTATCGTCAGTAGATCCATTCCCAACCGCGCCATAATCTTTAACACTAACGTAATCCGTTACTGCTGATGGGAGGGTTGTCGAAGCCAACTTGCCGCTGCCGTCCAATACAGGGACATTACCAGCCGCTGTTCCCAGCGTGATGTCCCCGATCATGTTTGAGTGGGATTGAGTCATGGATTAACCAAAGTTGATATGGATGCAATAAGTACCTGCTACGGCAAACTTAAACCAAACGTAGGCTGGCATATAGTTCTTGGGGATGACCATAGGTTCGTTAGTATCACCTGGATGAGTATCCCCGCTGATACTTGAACCAAGAATAACTGACGTAATTTCTTGACTAGCATCGTCAAAAGAAGC